CACTTAACATTGTCTTCTTCCCAGTTAAGCTGTGTAACATTCCAAATAACGTCATATACTGACTTTAAAAAATTTAAACCAGTTCTTTTCCAACCTAAAGGCATATTAAGCCTTTAAAGCTACAATATTAGTAGCAGTTGTATTTGTTGCATTAACAACAGTAGCTCTTACTGGTAACAGTTGCCCACTTGCAACATTTTTAAAAACTATATCACTTCCACTTGTTACACAATCTAAACTTATATCTCCACCTACTCCTATAAAAAATGCTTCATAAGTTGCACCTAGCGAATGGTCTGAACCCCCATGAACTGCTGTAACTGCAAGAGCTGTTCCATATAACATTTTTTCTAAAGCTGCTTGAGACGCTTCTGTTGCAACTTCTATTTCAGCGAGGTCAACATTAGCTGCTGTTGAAAGAACTTCTAAAGCTGCTAAATCTGTAACCGCAGGATCATCTGAAGCCAATGTAACTCTTTGCACTCCACCTGCAACTGCTCCAGCTCCACCAACAAAATCAGTTCCTGCTATATTTGCATTCACATTTAAATAATTACCATCAACAGCATTATCTAATAATTCTACTGCAGTTTCTATTGCTTCAGTATCAACTTTAATTGTATCTAATACAGAATCTATCTCGGTATTTTTTGTAAGTATATTGTCTAATACTGCATCGAATGTATCTATCTTAGAATTAGTTGATGTTATTAATGTTTCTATTGCGTCTGCATCTACTTGTATTGCATTTAAAGTAGTTTCAATAACATCTTGTTTTGCTTCAGTAGCTGCTCCACTAGGTAAAGCAGTAGATAAAGCATCTACTTGTAAATGTCCATCACTATCTATTAACGGAACGTAACTTGTACCACTACCATCTTTAGTAGTGTTACTAAATACCAACATACTATCTTCAGCTTTGTCAGTATGTATTTCTAATGTTATATCTGATCCTTCTGTTTTAAGAGTTACGTTATCTATATCTACTTTTAACGCATCTTCTCCAGAGTTCAGAACTTTATTTAGAACTTCTTTTGTTTGAAATTTTGGAAAACCAGCCATATTAAACTCCTATTACCTCCACCACCGTCTCAAAGACTATTATCTTAAATCTGCTGGAAGCACCCTTCGTGGGGCTCCAGTTTTATCGCGCTTCTTCATACCGTATCTTTTAGTAAGCTCATTATATTTATTTTCATGAGTTCTAGCCATAGTCATAGCAACAGAAGCAATATTGCCATCACTTGTTGTACCAGCTTTATCTTGGTACAGTCTAAATTTTACATAATCAATTAAAGCAGTATGCATGCTATTATCTATATCTGGAGTATTATTGATGCCAGTTACAGCATCGGGTTCTCCAGAGTAGTGTATTAAAACACCGTTAGTTACTGCTTCGTTAATAGGTTTATAATCTCCTAATTGTTGATGAACAGTATCTGAATCGCTACCTTTTGTTGTAACGATAGCAAGGTGATCGCCAACAATATACCAAGCTATAAAATCTTCTGGTCTGTTATAACTACTAGCCATTAGTCTATATCCGTTGTTTGTATTTCATTATTAATTAATCTAGGTATCTTTGTATAGTCTCCAGCAGAATCCATAAAGTCTAATCTATAAACTTTATTTATTTCTACACCAGCATTAGCATCGCTAAGTGTATACCATTGTTGATCAGCTACAGTAGTAAGTTTTGCATACTCTATTTTAGTGTTATACTTACCAAGCTCTACAAGAGCTTCGTTAATTAAATTAATTACATAAGCTTCTGGAGCATTAGGAAAAGTTTGTCTTACTCTAGATAAAATTTGTTTTACTGTTAAGCTATGTACACCCATTAGTCAGAATCCTTTCCAAGCATACCTATTTGAGTCCAGGTTCTAGTTTCGCCCTCCCAATTATTAGTAGCATCTTTGAAAGATCCAGGTTTTATAATAGTTACAGATGTTGGAAAAACAACTGGAATAAAGCTAGGACTAGCATTTAATGTTACTAAAGTAAAATTAGGAGAAGTATTTAAAACTACTGGAGTAAGAGCCATTATTAAACGCCACCATCATCAATTACAGCAAATACTTGAATTTGAATATTAGAAGAACCATCAGCTTCTACATTTATATCATCAATTTCTGTATTAGATAGTTTAGCAAAAAAACACTCATTAGCATTTATTATTATATCTCCAACAGAACCACCTCCAGTAGGATCAGCTCCAGATAAATTTAAAAATAATTTATCAGTATTAGCTGTGGTTCCATCAGAAGTGCCAGTATGCTTTATAAATAAAAAAACTACATCATCAGTTCCATTAACTGTGGCAGTAGCTCCCTCTTCTGATGTTCCTTGACCTAAAAAAGGAACGCTTGCAAGTAAAGCATCTTCATTACTATTTCCTACAATAGTAAGAGAGTAAGCCCATTTATTATTATTCCCTATATCATTTAAGTTGTAAACTGTATTTCCACCTACAGATGTTTTTATTTCATCTGGTAATAAAGATGCTGAAACATTTACAACACATCTATCTGCTGCCATATTATTGTCCTCTCAGTAACTGAATACCTTTGTCGTAATCAGCTTGTAATTTTGCTTGTTGTCTTTCGTACCATGTATACTCTGTGTTATCAATATTTAATCTAGTTTGAATCTCATTTGCATATCCATTAGCAGCAGCTATAAGGCTTGCAGCTACATTTCCTTGAGCTCCAACATGAGCCAATCTTTGAGACACTTCATTTCCAAATGCTTGAACCTCAGAAACAGCAACTCTCGTTAGCTCTACTGAGGATTGAAATTCTTGTACTTGTTTATTAATATTATTTGAATACTCAGATAATTCAGCAGAATATTTTTGCAATAACTGAGCATCGTCTTGCGATGATAGCCTAGCATTTTCTATTGATTTTTGCAATTCTGCTTGATACTCTACATTTTTTTCATTAAAAATATTTAATTCATTTTGGATATCAGATTGACGCTTACTTATTTGGGTTTGAGCTAATTCAATATCTTCATCACTTAATGCAGCATTATCATATATAGAGGGAGTATAAGTAGGAGCATCTGTAGAAAAACTAATAGAGTTAGAAGATAGTGTTGGAGGTGTTGGAGCAACAGCTGTTATAATTAAAGTATCTGGAACTTTAGTATTTATCCTATTAGCTGCAGTTTTCATAGCTGTTAAAGCAGTATCTAAGTCATTATCTACATTTGTAATAGTTTCATTTATTTCTGTAACAGCATTATCTATCTGAGTTTTCATAAGACCTATTGCAGTTGTAATGCTAGAATTGCTATGCAAATTATTTAAAATTTGATTTAATGCTTTTATAGCTGCATACAACGTAACAAGATATTCATACTCGTCTGGAAAATTAGGTATTGTAGATATGACATCTGCGTTTAAAGGAGTCTCTTGATTGTAAACTGGCACTCCAACCATTTTAGCAGTTCCACTATTAGGAAAAACATTTATCTTTCCATCTTGTATGTAGTAAGCTGGATCACTAGCATTTGCAAATTCCATATCAGAAGAATCTTGTATCCTACCTCTTTTAAAAGCTGGAACCAACCTACATGGTTGATCATCTAAAAGAACATAAAGTATTTTATGAGTTTCAGATGATGTGGTTCCATCGGTAACATTAACCTCATCTGCTACTCGCTCTAATATAGGGCGAGGCATAGCATTTATAACTTCATTAGCACCTTCTGTTATAAAGGTATCTAACGCAGTTTCATCACTAAACGTGCCTACTAAATCTACTAATTGTGCACTAAAATTTGCCATTTATTAATATCTCATTGACTTCTTTTTATTAGAAGCTTTTTTTTTCTTTTTTTTGGGTTTGGGTTTTTTCTTTCCCATTTTTGAGTTTCCTCCGTAATGATACGGCATTTTCTTTTTTCCTTCCTCCAGTCATTGTGCAACTGGATACTGTTTTTAATCCTTTACCAAATCTACGCATCAAACTTCCAAGCTCCGTCTCTCATCTTATCAATACTTTTTTGCCTATCTATAGTTCCAAATTCTATATCAGTTCTTTTTGCTATATCACTTCTCATAAAAGAATTTGTAGTAAACTTAGGAGCAGAGGCTCTTTTCCCACAAGATCTACAATAAAACCAGTTTTCTTTATTAGGCTTATTACAATGCTGACAATACATATTAAGATCCAGAAACTATCATAGTCATAACTCTTTCTCCATTCATTGGAGAATGAGAAATAGATATAATTTTATTATTAGTAGAGTCTAAAGTAATAATATAGTCATAGATTTCTTTTGCTATATGACCAGATGAACTACTTTTATCTCCGCCTCTTGGGTCATTAACAAAAACTTTTACATTTGTATTGCTTGAATTATAGTCAGCCATTTTAACTTACTGTAAAGCTACCATCAAGAGCAGAAACACCTTTAGCGTACCAATAAGTACCATCACAAACTAACTGAAAAGAGTCTCCTCTATTAGCAGCTGTACCTACTATAAAATTAGTTTGACCAGTAGCACCAGAAGAACCAGGAGCATCATCACTAGTATCAACTTCACCTTCTAAAACTCTTCCATAAATTAAAGCACCAGTAGCTTTAATAGTTATAGCTCCAGTAGGAGTATCTTCTTTTACAACAAAATCATATTTAATTCCAGCAGTAGGGCTTGGCAGTGTAATCTCATAAGCACCATCAGCTGAATCTAGCGTGTAAAACTTTCCACTATCTTCATTTGTCAAAGTAATAGCAGCAGTTACAGCTTCTATAGCAAACAAAGAGTGTTCTGTTTGAAAGTTTGCTTTTTGATCATTTAAATATTTACTTTTCATTTTAAAACCTTATTATTAAAATTATTTTTAAAAAATTTTTGGGGCTACCTTTTATTGATAGCCCCACAGTATTTACACTGTCAATCCTTATTTATTCGGATTTATTAACCAGCAGCAGCAGCAAATAGAACTTCAGAAAGGTCTTTTACAATACCTTGAACATACCATCTTTCACCATCTGTAAAACATTCAATTGTATCTCCAGGACTTGCATTAGCACTACAAGTAACAAAGTCATCATCATTAACAGCCATATCTCCAGCAGCACCATCAACTTCTAAGATGAACCCAACAACGTCATTACCAGAACCAAAATCAATATTAACTTTTGCAGCCATTCCTTGATCAGAGCCATCTGTATCTTCAGTCAAAACAATCTTACAGTACCAACCAGAACCAGCATTAGAAAGACTTGGAAGGTCAATTTCTGTTGCAGCAGCAGGGTTAACAAGAACTATTGATCCACTATGCTTTGCTTCTAAAGCAGTACTAGCAGTTATCTTGTTGATTTTTAATGCGTGTCCAGATACTCCACTATTTGAATTTAAATAATTTGATAACATATTTAATCTCCTTATACACTTTCTACTTCATAGAGTGCATGACACTCTGGAAGTGTAATTTCAAGACCAGCTTCAGTAATAACCATATCTTTGCGTAAGTCTTCATCAGTGTTTTGAACATTAGTAATGATATGAGTATCACGATTTAAACCATTACCAACTAACGGTCTATACATTAACTTGCTCATATCAGCCATTAACATGAAACCAGAGGAAAGACCTCTAAACAATGGCTCTTTTACTAAGTGCATTGTTCCATGAACAGTGTCAATAGTCATAACTTTATGACCAAAAGCACCAGTTCTAGATTCCATTTCCATTCTATAAGGCATGTTAGCAGCACTACCAATAGATGCATCCATAAAAGCACCATCACCTAACTTGTTAAAGAAAGTGATTACTGGCAATGAAGCAAGTACTAATCTATCTGAAGAACCACCTCTTGCTGGATCAAAGATAACTTCTAAGTCAGCAAGTAATCTATCATAAGTTAACTCAGATTGAGCAACACTACGATAGTAAGGTGCACCAGATGTGTAAGCAAATGCAGAGTCATCAGTTTTTGGACTAGCATTTTTAACAATATGTCCAACTAAACCTTCACTATATTGAACACCACCAATACGAGCTTTCTGTCCAAATAACATTGCACGCTCAATATCTACTTTGTGTTCACGTAGTTTAGTAGCCCAAATTCTTTCAAACTCATTTGCATATCCACGATAACGTGTTGCAATAGCTGTGTTTGATAATTCACAAGCAGTTTTAAAGATTTGAGTAAAACCAAAATCATCTTCAATTTCGGTTGAAAAAGTATCAGGTGATGCAGAGCCTTCAGCAAATGCAGTACCAATTACTTGGCATACATCATTGTCTGCAAGAACATTATATCCAGTTATTCCAGAATTTGAAACATCAATAACTTTACCAGTAAAAGTACTAGTATCTCCATCATCATTCGGAGAAGTTTCAATTCTTACCATTACTTGAGCGTAACCAGCAGTTTCAGATCCAGTAGTTGTATTTACAACGAATACCATTCCTTTAATTAAAAAATTAACTGAAGATCCGCCAGATGCAACGCCACCAGTAACGGTGTCAGCATCAACAGTAAATGTGTAACTAGAATCAGCAGAAACAGCAGAGCCACCATTTACAGCAGCAGCTAGTAAGAAGTTTCTTGTTGTCATGTTTATTTTTGATCTATTCTCTAGATAGCGAAAAACTGAGTCATCGGTAGGTGATTTAGCAACTTGAGAAAGGTATACGAAGAATGGTGATTCTTCGGGAGCCAATTCAGCAACTCGATCACTAAAATCGTATAACCGTCTTCTATCTGGAGCTGTTCCTACGCCTGCACTAGTGGCAGCAGCAGTAATATCGCTAGAGAGTTTAATCCCTTGTGTAGCCATTTTTAATAGCCTCCATATTTATTATTAAAGTAATCTTCCAGCGTTGCCAGCTTTTAAGATTCTATCCCAAGAGACATCTAACTCGCTTTTTACTTTAGGTTCTCCACCTTGTAAAACTCCAGCAGACCTTGGCATAGCTTGAGTATCAGTTACGGCTTGTATATTTTCAGATGATGGAGCATTTGCTCCTTTATTATAATATTGTCTATAGACATCAATTAAAAACTCAACTGGTAGTTGGTCTCTTGGTGTCATAGCAAAATTAATAAACTGATCAATTTCACCTTCATCTTGCATTCCATACTTGCCCTTTAACTCGCCCTTAAGATTTTGCATGGCAACTTGACTTTGGATACCAGCCATCTGTTCAGAGACAGCTTCATTAACCAAAGCTTTTTCCTTCTCTACTCGCAACTTGTACGACGGAGAGTCGGATTTGTAATAGGCTTCCCATGGGTCAAATGAGTTTTCATCTACAATATTTTCTTGAGATTTTGACTCATTGTTTTTAGTAGGCTTTCCTTCAAGCTGTCGTTGTAATGATTCGACAACATCTGGTCTAGATTCTAAAACAGATTGCAGTTGTTGCAAAGGTTGCACTTGAGAATTTAAAGCATCAAATTCAGCTTTTTGTTTATCGTACATAGATTGAAATTTTCTAGTTTCTTGTTCCCAATCTGTAGCATAATTAACTTCTTCTTGATTTCCTTCTGCAGTTATTTCACTTGGGACTCTATAGTCTTTTTGATCATTATCAACTGCTTCTTGTTGTTGTGGTTCTTTTGAAACTACTTCAACATCTGGCATAGATATATCTATTCCTGTTCTGTCTTGTTCTAATCTATCCTCGTAAGTATTTCCTACTTGTTCTGTTGTTTGGTCTTCCATTATTTTCCTTTCTGAATCTCTTTACTTAATCTTAAGACACCTTTCGATACCCTATTAGTAAAGCTTGACTCTATATGTTAACCTTCAACGCCTTCTTCGGCACCCTGTATGCCTTGTTCTTGCTTTCCTCCGAATCGAGCCTGTAAATCAGCTTTGTCTATTACATTTTCTAGCCTATTGAGATTTTTTCTTTCTTTATCTTTCATTTCGTTTAAGACAGTATCTAAACCACTCTTAAACTTTTGTGTGATAGTCTGTTTTCTTGCACTAACCATTTCACGCTCAGAAGTTTGCAGATCACCACGCAATTTCTTAACCTCGCCTTCAAGCTGTTTTATGTAAGACTGCATCTGATTCATAGTACCTTTTCGTTGCAGAACACCTTCTTTGTCGTAGATTTCAGTTTTCTTTAAAACCTCGACATCGTCTACCAAGCCCAACTTATAAGCATCTAAATACATATTGTACTCAGCCATCTTATTTGATGGTAGCGTTGAGCCAGATACTATCCGAATATCATGCTGACCTAAAGATATATCATTATCTATATCCTGTAACTCTTTACTTTTATCGTCATAAAGTCTATTGTTTACAGTAAACTCTGTTATATCATTATTAGGTTGCACGATTCTAAAAGTCTTTTTAAAGCCATAATGTCCTTTAGCAAAATTATATACACATCTGCCAAGCACATCTAAGCTTCCCTCTATATCCCTTAATTTTGACCTACCTCTTGATTCTCCCATTTCTTGCAATAGATAAGTTCCTCTAGCTGTATCAGCAGCTCCACTTTTAAACCCTTGTAATAATTCTGGAATACCAAAATTTAAATCTATATAATTTTCTACCCTACTAATTAACGCATAAAACTCAGAAGATAAGGCTTGTGGTGCTGGATAATGAGGTTCTCCAAATTCTGGATTAAACTCTATAACAGCATTAGGGTTTGCCCAATCTCTTTCTAACTGACCAATATCATCAACACTACCTTCTGGTACTAATAGCTTTAAACCAGCAGAAGCTTGAGCATGACTCAATGTTAATGAAAATAATTTATTAATTAGCCTTTGAGAATCCTTAACCTTGTTTACATCGGACTTAGGATAAGGAGTATTAGTCCAAATATTTGGGACTGGTATAATGGGGTATATATCAGTATTAAGCACTTGCTCATAGAGTAATATTTGTCCTACGGTAGCTACATGCTTTATTCGTGTTTGTAAGACCTCTACGGCTTCAACCAGTCCCGATTCTATCAAATGAGAGTTTTCAGATAGAACTTTTTGAAAAGAATCTAGATCTACTATCTTTTCTTCTTGTGTTTCCTTATTAAATAATCTATAGTAAGGAACTTTTATTTTTTCAAATCTTTCGAGGATTTTGTACTTTTCATAACCACCCCTATCATAATCTTTAACCACATCTGGCGTAAAAGAAGAGGAAGAGTTTTTTCTCTTTGAGGATGGGTAGTCTTCTTCATCTGTTGAGCCATTTATATTATCAATTATTTCTTCTAGTTTAGGGTAAAGTCCTAACAGTTGTTCTTTTGTTAGTATCGTAGAAAGAATAATAGAAGACGCATCAGCATAATGTCTATCCCTTGACGCTGGATCAACATAAACACGGAAAGGGCTAACACCAGTAACCTTGACATCTCCTCTTCCAAAGTCTGATTCTGGGTCAACGTAAACATAAAAGTATCCAATCCCAGATACTGAATAATCGTGAACAACCTGCTTGAAGTGAGTGTTGCAATTTGATATATCCCAAATGTATTCTAGTATTGTCCGCCAAACATTTGATAGTTTATAATCAGAATCTTCTCTCGCAACTGCAGTAAACTTTGGATTACGAGATGTAAGTAATGACTTTAATTTATCTACAGCAGCATAAACCCTATCTATAATAAAATCACCTTGCCCAACAGACTGGAGTATTTCAGACTCTTCTGATGAATAATGATTGCCTAGTACAAAATCTATTGCGTCTCTAGCCTCTGTATCCCAATTAGCTCTAGCGTCTCTATATCTTCTAAATAAATCTCTATTTTGCTGTGCTTCTTCATGCTCAGCAAAAGTTTCTACGTAGTTAATAGTCGGACTCCTCAATATGTATTATATATAATATAATGTTTTTTATACACTTTGTCAAGCTTTTTTTACGATCTTTGTCCAGTAATCCAACTTCTTACTATAGATTTTTTTCTTTTCTTAGGTAGGTTATCAGTATCTGCTTGGAAATTTTCAGAAGAAAAACTCTTACTAAGAGGTGCTCTTGCATTTACAATAGAATACCAAAGACCATCAAGAAGGTCATCATTCTTTCCTTTTGGAAAATGAAACATTTCATCAACTAATTCTTGATGTACTTTTCTGTGAAACAACTTTCCACGGTTTACAATAGGACAAATACCAGATTCTATTCTATCTTCTTTTTTAATTCCTTGTGGAGGTCTCACTCCTCTAGCGATTCCTGGAGCCATCTTTCTATCAAAGCCACTCATATTGTTAACAGAGTCTTTTATAATACCTTGAGCTCCAACATGCTCTACATTAACTCTTCTAACTGGGCTATACTGTTTTGCTATTTCAAATATTTTTTGCGGCATTTCATATAAAGGCAAATGCTCGTGGTAGTAATCAAGAATATAATAATTTTTTTCGCTATCTATAGCAGTAACCATTATTACTTGATAGTCATTATTAGCGTTAGCCTCATAGGCAAGGTCAACACCTAAATAAACATTTACTGGAATAACGTTATCTCTTGATTTAAGGTAACATTGATTTTTATTTGAAACAAATTCATAGTCATGATGTTGTAGTTTGTCAATTTTAAATTTAGCTGTAGCTAAGTCTCTTGCATCATTCATATACTCTTGTGCAAATTTATGTAACTGACCTACGTTTTCATAGTCTTTTCTTATTTGATTTATTTTACTTTTACTAAAATAAGACTCCCATAAAGGTTTACCTTCTTCTAAAACTCTATGGAATATAACATCCCAAGTATAAGATTCGTTTTTTTCTTGGGCATCAAGATATCCATCGTATATAGCCTGTAATGCTGAATCGTAATGTACGATAGTGCCAATTAACCAAATGGATCCCTCATTGCCCTTAGATTCTTCTAAAGACGGATAAACAGTTGACATCAACCATTCTTTTATTTCTCTTCTCCTATCTGGAGTCTTTGTATTTAACTCAGACTCAAAGTCATCAAGTATAATATTTGTATATCTAGTTCCTAACTCAGACCTACCACGCAATCTTTGGCTAGTACCTTTTGCTATTATTCTATCTCCTCTACTGGTAGTTATTTCTTTTTCTGTCCATTTTGCTCCTACCATATCTCCAAAATAATAATGCAATGCATTGTTGTATTCAATATGGTTTTTAATATATTTTAAATGGTCAACAGCCTGTCCTTGCTCTTCAGATACCCAGGCAGCAAACTCTTTTTTTCCTTGAGGGTTAAAATATATTCTGTGAAGCAAAGCTGCTTTAGCCATAGTGGATTTAGAATGCCCTCTAGGCAAGACTATGCAAAGTTTTCTAAGAGACCTGTCAAGAAGTTTACTTCCTACTTCATAATGAAATGGAGCAGGGTTACTCTTCATAAAATCTTCTGGAAGAAATAGTTGACCAAAAGCAATTAAATCTTTTGATACTAAATTTAATACTCTTTCTTTTTCAGAAAGACCGCTTGAATTTATATTAAAGTTTTCTATTGTACCAATCCCCACTTTGTATAACTCTAAAAGAGTTACTTCTTTGCATCATCTCATCTCCAGCTACATACATCCAAGCTTCTTCTTCTTCTCCACTATCCATTTCAATCTGTACCATTACTCTTCTGTATAAACCAGAATCTACTCCTTCATACATATCATACCTTGATAAGTCTTCTTCTGAAACATTATGTAATTCTACAACAGTCCCAGCTCCTTTATCGTTTTGGATAACAGCTGGAAAATTTTTATGCCCAGGGTATACAAGGGAAGATCTTTCAACTATACCAGTATTCTCTGATCCGTTCCTAAGTGTACCATAGACAGCTAATTTTATATTTCTCTCTTTACTCATTAACTTACTCCATGAACTGCTGGCAAGCCAACAGAATCTATTTCTAAATTGTTATCATATATAGTCATACAGCTCATACATTCAACATATATTAAATCAGTATCCAGGTTTTGTATTATGTAAGCAGTTGGGAATAACTTGCTTCCACATAGTACGCAATGACTAGACTTCAACTTCTTTGTTAGCTTCTGCAATTTGCTTGACTTCTCCAGATCCGATGGCATTTAATTGTTCCTTTGTAAAACCTTGGAAGACAGCAACAGATTCACTTCTTTTTTCTGTATCCATCATTCCACTAATTTGCATTAATGTTTTAATAGCTTGTATTTTATCTTTATCTTGAGATTGACTGTTATCAACAATAGATCTCATTCCTTCTAGTAGATACAAAGGAGTAATGTCAGCCTCTGTAAGTACTTTATCTATTTCTTCTCTAATCAATTTTTGTATCCTTTCTGCTTTCATAAGTATTTTGGCTTGACCTTTAGCATACTTTTCATTATTGGTTGGGTATGCTTTAACAAAAGAATCTACTATGTTATCGCCTTTAGCAACAAATTGAGCAAAAAGAAACTCTCTGTGTGTAGTTTCCTTTTTTTCAATCTTGTGATTCCAAACTGTTTTATTAGCCAAGCCAAAAGAATAAAGGTTCTTTCTAGGCTCTCCCTCTATTCTTGTTTTCTTATTACATACAAATGTTCCTAATGGAACTCTAATATAGTATTTAATATTATTAGATGTTTTTGAAGCTTTAAGTTCGCCACGTTTTAAGACTTGACAAACTTGACCGTCATCTGAAACTATCCAACTACCTTCAGTCCCATCTCTCCAGTCTTTAATAGCGTCTACACCAGGATTGTATTTCTTAAACTCTTCTACGTTTTCATATATAGGATGATTAATTTTATTTATCTTTCTAGTAATCATCAATATACAATATAAGTTATTTTAACCATTTTGTCAAGAAGTAGATCTGTATGTAATTTTTTTCTCTGATATATTTGACTTTCCTCTAATGTGTGGAGACAGGCAGGAGTTACAAAAGTATATATCATAAGCACTAGCTCCAGTATAATATTTTTTAGTATGTTTTTTTATTGAATTACTTCCACAAGTAGAACATACATTCTCATCCATCATTACAGCTATATTTGGATGGTTTCTAATATACGGTCTTAGTTTTAAATACATTTGTTCTAATCCCATTATATCGTGCTTATTATACTCTTCCATTTTTAGCAACGCTTCTTTGTCTCCCTTCATACAATCAAGCCATAATTGAAAATTTGTTTCTAGCTTTTCTTCTAGCCCTAGAAGCTTCGTTATATAGTCTTGCTTGTTCGAGGTTAAGGCAAACTCTTTTCTCGCTATTTTGAGGGTGTCTATCGTCTTATACGGCATAGGTGGAAACATACCATTGCTTAAAAATCTTGCTTTTAATTTTCTAAGGTCAAACTTATCTCCATTATGAGCAACTACTATATCTGCTTCATCTAATAACTTCCAAACAGATTGTATTATTCTTTTGTCATCTCTTTCTATTGCTTCTTTAGATGTTAATACATCGCTTAATATCTCATCATCATACAACCATTTAGCAGACCAACTTAGCACATGCCAATCCATAGTTTTATTATTACTATCTTTCATAATAAAGTTTGGCTGGACATATTGTTTTCCTACACTCCAAACCCAAACTGCTATTGGTGTAGTTTCTATATCCAACATTAATATCTTTGGAAGATTAAACTCGCCATTATTAGCAGACTTGCTTAGATTCATTTTTTCAATCTTTCTTCTAATCGCTTTTAATGTGCGATCGTATCCACTAAGAATCAATTGCTTATAAATATCAGATGCTTTTGTACCTGTTTCTTTATATCGCTTAAGAATGTTTACTTCTTGTTCTGACCAATTCATTATTTACCCCATACTTTTTCAGATACTAACTGAGCAATAACTCCGTATACAGATAAGTCTCTAAACGCATCCATATATGTTTCATCAGTAACTGCATTCTTTCCACGATTCTTTATAATAATGTTTTTTAATCTATTGACCTTATCATTCATTCTAATAACTAAAGCAATAAGAGACAACATTCTATCGCTTTCGTTTTCAAGGTCTCCACCTAAAGTAATATTCCCACTTCCATAGTCATATTGTTTTTTGCAAAATAATTCATATTGTTCAGTTGTGATCTCTCCGAACCTTTCCATCATCTGAGGATACATCTCCTCTATTTTCTTGGTAATCTCTCTCATACGATTCCTTTACTTTGTTTATACTGATAATGCTGGCACTACAACTCTACTAAAATAATTACACTCTGTATCTACTGTACATTCTTTTCCTTGCTTCTTAGAATCAATACGCATTATTAATTTTTTTCCCATAGAATACATATCACATCCTAAACATTTACCGTTATCCCAGTTGGCACAATAGGTACGTGCATCTTGTTTTTTATATTTTCGCATACACTCAATATACGACAAAAAGAATATTTTGTCAAGTTTTATTTTTTTCTTGACAAACATGCTAAAAGTCCTTATATTGTATATAGCTATACTAAGAAGATATATATATAATATATATTATATATACTATATAAAGAAAAATAAGTTATTAACATAACTTAGAAAAAGAAAAGAAATGCGTTATAAAAAAATTCTACCAATATATTTTAGAAATTGGATCTATAACGTATCGCCACCCTACAAAATAAAAAAGAAAGAAAGGTTCAAAAAATCTCAAAATGAAAAAAACACTCTCTGTGTTGTTACTGTTCATTGGTTGCAGTAACATTCCTAAAACCACCTACTATAACTATACCGACCTCAAAGGCAACAAGCATATATTTAGCACCGACATCTATAAACTAAAAGATACAGATTATTTCTTTTGTTTTGAATGCGACAGGCTGCACAAGCTAGAAATAAAAAGATATTCAGACACTATGACAATGGTAGATTCTACAGGCTCTAAGCATTTTTATGAGTACATGGTAGATAATGCAAATAACTGGTGTTATAACCATAATAGATATGAATACGTAGAATCGCTAAAAACGTTTCAAGAATAGCATATGCATATATTCCCTCGCATAAATTAAAAAACCTCCATATAACAGCAAATTTGGGACAAATAGAACTATTCTAGTATCTGATCCATACCCTATGTTCTAAACATACACTCCACAGTTGTAAAAATTACAGCATTTTGTGTGTGAGTCTTTTCTCCGCCCACGCCCCCCACCTCCGATTTGTTTGGATTTCAAATTTTTGGTTGAAAAAATAACACTTGCATTTTTAATTTTTCTGTTGTAAATTGAATAGAGCTACATACAAAATTATTTTATTTTTTTCTATTATACATAATCTGAACGAGCATCTATTATACATAATTCGGAATCTTGCTGCTTTTTTTTACGATCTCTTTTAGCCTGGGAATCGTTACCCAAAATTAAAATATTTATTTGTTTTTCTGCCTGGATATGGTTATTTTTTATATAGTTAAACAATCAAATAATAAGGAAATAAGAAAATGAAAAAAATAATGAGTAAATCACAAGTAGCCAATACAGAAACTTTATTGAGAAAGGCTGGAATGTTAACAGAATTAGATAGTTTTAAAGAGCAAGTTAAAAAAGGTCTAATAGATGTTAGAGAAAAAGCACCTAGGACTGGTCACATAGACTTTATAACAGACTTAGTTATTAAAGAGGCTTTACAATCTGTATTAAATACGCTAGATAAAATTTCTACTGAGACCAGCTACGAGCTAGACTCCAATTCACCTAGTTTGACAAAGGGCGAAGTGGAAAAAATAGCTTTACTAAAGGAAGTACCTTCCAAAGTAAGAAGAAATATCACTGGCTATTCTCTTAATATTTCAACAAAGAGCGTTTTTCTAAATAAGAAAGGCAAAGAAATAGCGAAAAAATAAGACTCTAACTTCGATCGAACCTAGAAGCCTCACTTTTTATAGTGGGGCTTCTTGCGTTATAAAAAGAATTTTATCTATAAACTATTTTTATCTATGGAGGATTTTTTATCTATGAAAGAATTAAAACTAGAGATTGACTACACTCTTAAAAAGAAGTGGTTACTATATAGTGAGGACTTAGAGATTGGCGAATTTACTAGCCATAAAAAATTGATAGAGCATATTCTCTGGCTAAGAGATTTATGCAAAAAGAGTTCAGATTATATAGAGATATTGAATAGAAAGAACAACTCTATATACAGAGTAGACCAACATAGACTAGGAGATTTGATAGTAAGGCTTGGTGGTCTATTTACCAATGGTAAAGGAGATATGACGGCTACGGAGTATATGGTAAAACATACGCTAAAGATACATAAACAGCCAATCAAAACTTATAGAAAGAAAAAGCCGATAGACAATAAGCTTACTAGACCAATACTTAGAGAAGATAAAACCTGGTAGACAACCAATCAAACTAGAAAGGAGTACATATATATGTACGTTATATACGTAGATGGTGTAGAAGTGTTTCGTAGTAGAGACTGGGACAAGCAGAGAGAAAGACTTGCTCTATTAA